ATCTATTAACACTTTCCAAATCTGCATGTCCTAATAATTTTGCAATCACACCTATATCTGTATCACGTTCTGCTAATCTGGTTGCAAAAGTTGCTCTAAATAAATGTGGATGAACCCTGGTGACTCCACTAAGTATGCCTAATTTTCTTACCATACTTTCTATTGCAGTTTTACATAATCTTGTAGGACATCCCTTCCTAGAAGCAAACAATGGCGTATTAGACGCATATGTACAATATGTACCATTCATATTTATATCTTTTCGTTGCTTTAAATATTCATTTAATCTCATTGCTGTTTTACCAGAAAACGCCACTGTTCGTTCTTTATTTCCCTTACCTAATACTTTACAAGTATAGTTTTTAAAATCTACATCTTCCAAATTAATTCCACATAATTCACTAACTCTAACACCAGTATCAAGAAAAAAGTGAATAATCGCTAAATCTCTTGAATTTGTAGTATTTATTTTTAGTAACTCAATTTCCTCGTCTTTGAGAGGAACTTTGATACATTTTTTATATTTTACAGGTTCAACAATAGATATAGGATTATCAGCTTATATAAATAACTAAACACAGAAGACAGATATTTTCGCTTAATATCCATTGTCGAACCTTTTACATTATCAGGTAACTATTCAATTGTTATGAGTTGTGAATACGTTACTACATAATTAATGTTTACAATAAAACATTACATATTGGACTCTACAATTCATATCCCCTTGTAGTATATCTTTAAAAACTACATACCAATTATCATTCATGAATGTTACACCTTCTAAGTGAGTAGGAAAAGCCTTTCCGTCACCATTAGATACTAATATAACAATATCAGTAGCAGAGAGAGTTTGTAATCCAAATATCTCTGCTACTTGTTGGAAGTTGAATAATACAAATGAATTATTACCCGATTTCACTTCTTTTACTACAGTACCAGCTTTAATTTTTATACTACTTAATCCATTAAGATTAAGATCTGTTTTTAGATTACCTAAACTCTGGTTTAATTCAGTTACACTCTGGTTTAATGTAGTTACACTCTGGTTTAATGTAGTTACAGTAGTAGCATCAGCAGCATATCCAGTCTCTGCCGTATTTGTACTTGTAGTTATTCCTTTTATTGCGCCCACTTTTGTCTGAGCAGTCTTTCCGTCATTGAATTCAACATCATTTGCGTGTGTCCAAAACGATATTCTATGCCATAATTTATCAGCAGTACTCCAAATTCTATAAAATTTTCCTGTTACTTTTTTTTCACTAACAGCCATTTAAATTCCTCCTTTATAATAAAAAAGAGACACATTTAGTGTCTCTAAATCTGTATTCATATTTAATTAATCATCTATCCATGCCATACCATCTGTAGGGGAAGAAGGTTCTTCTGTACTAGAATTTATTCTGTCACATTTTTCTAAAGTATTTAGATATTCTTGTAACGAATAAATTCTATTTTGAACCATGTTAAAATAATCAGAATTAATTGTAGTAATATTACTTGTATTACATAATTTCGATGCATTATCATAATCACCTTGATCAATATAATTTTGAATATTAATCATAATATCTTTATTTGGTATATCTACATCTGATATAAATGGTAAATCGTCTATACTATCTGGAAAAACTGATTCTACTTTATAAGCCATTTCACATACCCCCTATCCAAACATCTGAGTTATTAGGAGCAGAAGGTTGGTCTTCCATATAAAATACAGACTGTTTAATTGTTTTTGCATATATTTCTGCATTTCTTATTTCTTCATTTAAAGCATTAAAATCCGAGCAATCAGGCATACATTGTTTTATACTTGGATTTGCATTGATTAATTTTGCAGCTGAAATATAGTCTTTGTCCTTTTGGTATTCTTTTATTTTTTCAATCAATACTGCATCTGAATTAGTCACATTTCTGTAAGTCTTCTTGTCCATTACAGCAGATGGAAAATTAGAATACTCATGTGTATAATCTGCCATACGTTTCTCCTTTATTCTTCATATAATGGATAAAATGTATGCATTGTGATAGATGTTGTTCCATCTGTTAAATTTAATGTTATTTTATCCGTAATATATTGTTTTATTTCTGATTCTCCTATTTTAGCGTAAGATACTTTCATATATTCTTTCAACCACGGTATAAGTCGTCCAATTTCAATACTTATATTATCAGTTAATCTTGCGTCAACAAATAATTCATACTCAGCTCTTTCAAGAGCAAGACTATCAGATGAAATGTTTTCATATACATCACCTGATTTTACATCTAAACGTTCTTCGCCAAGTCTCTGTACAGTAAAAGGAGAATCTTTTATTATTTTTAATGATACAGTATCAACATTGTATTTATCTTGAAAATATTTTTTTGTATATTTAGTTGTAACTGTACCATCTGCACAAGTATATTGATCAGAACTTACAGAACCATCTACTAAAGCTGAGAGTGCGTGAGCTTGCCATGCGCCTTGTGCATAAAAACGCTTTATCCATGTTTTATTTTGATATGTTTTTCTAAATTTAAAAACATATACTTTCCCAGCAGGTAAATAATTTTCAGCTAAAGGTTTGTCAGTGTTCTCATCATAAATCTGAATAGCTCCTAAATTATTTACATTGATATATTGTGTTGAAGAATTTGTACTTGGAATTTTAATAGCGATTAAATCTCCATTAGAATAATCTTTGTGATATGCTTTCATATTGACGGTATAGGTAGAATCTGAATTAGTAACATCTTCTGAATAGAAATCTACATCAAATGTCTCACCCCACACGTGTACAACATTTCGTACATTAGAATAGTCGGTTGAGATTGATTCAGAAACTAGACAATTTTTAATATCATCATTAGTTATAATAATATTATCTTCTTTGCAAGAAGGCGTTAATCTTGTCATAAAAATACCGTTCTCATCAAAAGCTGAATCAAAATTTGGATATAATTCTGTTATATCTGTTATCATACTTGATACATTATCCCCAACAGAAAATTCAAGATCATATGGCACACAATTCCAATAAGGGTGTGACGCTCTGTAAGACATATAATCCTTATTGAATTCTTCTAATCCCTTGGACTCGCCAATATCATCAACAATATAATCTTTTATACCGCCTAATTGTGTTATCGTAGATACTAATGAGTCTCTGATTGTATTATATTTTAATGGAGTACCATCATCAGTTTCTTCATAAGCTGGGATAGTAGTAGTCAACGCACTTAATTGCCCATTTTGAGTGCCATCTAATCTGTTCCACAAATCACCACAATTAATAGTTAAACTATTACTATCCACAGAAATAGAAGAATTAGTATCAGTTACAATAAAACAGCCTTCATTATACCATTTATATTCCGACATTCGTGGAGTCTTAAGTCCAATTTGAAGCATGATCTTTTTGTTCATCCACATTCTTGCTCGTTCAGAAGGTGTCATTTTATCGCCTATTGGGAACATAGTAAAAGAATATGTACGCCTTGTATTTGAACTTGAGTCTATTGAAACTGAGCCATAATCTATTGTGAATTTTATTTCGTCCACAATACAATTATTGTTATCAAATACTAAAATCTTGTATAAATATTCTACCCATTTTGAAAAAGCAAGTTTCTTATCTAATGTACTTATATTTGACATACAAAATCCTCACTTTCTTTAATATTCAATCCATACAAGATTATTCTTTGGCATGAATGGTTCATTATCATCAATGATGATATCTTTATCATAATTACTATATTTCTCATCAGAAGGAATTTGAACATAATTACCATTTTTGCCCCAAAATTCAGAAGAAACATTGCTAAGTCCTGATTCATATAAATCTTCTTCGTTAGTATAATCGCCTGATTCATACCACTGAAAATCAATAATTCTATGCTGCCAATGTCCGTCCATTGAATCTGTTGGGCTTCCGTCAACATTAATCATCCACATACGCCCATCAAATGATTTTAATATTTTAGGCATACCATTTGTAAGCCAATCCATAATATTTTTTTGATAATCAAAAGACTTTTCAAGTTCAAAATCACAATTATCATTCATAGGTACAAAATATCCACTTACTTCGCCAGAATCATAATTTAGATTGCCAAATGTATGAGCAAATGGGTATCTATACATAGGAATTTCCTGCTTTGTCAGTTTATAATTATTTCGTGTCGTGTCAATACTTCCTATATCTAATATAGTTCCGTAATTATGAGTCAAATCTGAGATAAAAATACCATCAAATGAAACCATGATTTCTTTTATATCTCGTCCATTCTCTACGCCATTTAAGAGACTAACACAAGCATATTCATATGTTTTTTTGTTTTGAACAATATTATCAATATAAGTAATATCAAAATCTTCAATTTTTTGTATTGCTTTTCTATATATAGTTGTCCACGTAAAATCACCTTTTAAACGTTTTTGAATGATAATGTCAGAAGTATTATTAAGTACATATTCAATATTTCCTGCTGATAAGCTATGTTCATAATTAGCTGATAGTATAGAATTATTATTCCATGTGGTATCAATTTCTTTTGATTCTTCCATATTACTATCAGTACTAATTACAAACGTATCAAAATCAGCATTACCAATTTTTGTTTGTCTTATATCATCTACATTAGTAGGGGTAGGAGAGTACGAATAGTCTGCCCCTAAAAAAGTTGAACCTAAAATTATCATTGCACATCTCCTCCTTTCTACTGTATTGTTATTTTAAATAAGCTGTCTTGTCTTGTAATGTAAATTGTATAAAATTGATTTGCAGTTAATTTTTGTCTTGGGCTATATAAAATATAATGACTTAATCCGTTGGAAACATCCAATTTAAAATAATCCAAACCTTCATATATATAGTGATACAGTAAAATTTTATCTACTTTATTTGTTTCAGACCAAATAAGTCCAGTTTTAAAGTTTTTGGCTTTAATTCCAACTTTATGACCTGATTCTATAAGTAATCCCTCATTGTATTCTACAAAGGTATTTGAATTATTAAACTGTAACACACCATTCGATATTGTATATGAATCTGTAGCGACACCATCAATTGAAACAATATTAGAGATACATTGTACATATCCACCTTTATAATTATTTTTCACCTTGAAAATGCCTGAAAAATTAGAAGAATTATACTGAGTATATATTTTTACAAAACCAGTATCTATTTCTACCGAATCTACAGTAATACCAACACATCTTAAATAATAAATTTGCTCATTATCTAAACTACTATATATATAAGTAGGAGTTTGATTATATATAGTCCCACTATTAGATAATTCATTATATGTGGCATCATACAAATAAAAAATGTATGATTGTAATTTCCTATTTTCATTCTGAGAATAATTAACTGTAGCATTATATGATGATGACTTTACATAATTTGTCTCATTATTTAATCCGCTAAAATTAAAAGTAGGAGTAGAATAACAAGTAAATAATATTTTGTCAGATAGACTTGATTCATTATTATTCTCATCAAAAACAGATATTTGTATTGTATATGATGTTCCATTAGTTAATATATTCCCACTAATCGGATGTCTAAATCTCATTTCTGAGATCGTTTCATCTTTTATAATTTCATTAGTTAATGCATTCCTGATTACAATTCTATTCTTATATGGTTGATTTCCTATATAAGAAAAGGAGAAAACGTAACCAGCCGTAGCATCAAACGGTATAATTTTACTGATAGCAGGCTTTGCCATAATTTTCTCCTTTCAAATTAACCTATCCAAACAGCATTACTAGCAGGTGAAGTTGGCTGTGTTGATGAATAAGTAAAAGTTGTCTTTTTATCTACTAAATCTTTTAGTACTTTTCCTTGGTAAGCTGACAATGACTGATCGGTTGCAGTTGAGGTGAGATTATTTTGTACTCCACGCCAAGTATCAGTTTTCTTAAATCCCCAATTACTAACAGTTGTTGAAGTAACGGCAGTAGCCCCACTAGCAATACCGTTAAGTTTAGTCACCATATCTTTTGACATAAGACCATTTGCACTTGTAGTAGCAATAGCATAAGTAGTGTCTGTAAATTTTGCATTTGCAGGTACATTACTATTTACTGTATGACCATTAACCGTAGTAGAATTACCACCATTAGCAGGAAGCGAAGATGGTCTACCAGATACATTGCTCCATGCTACTGAATTTGCAGAACCTGCTGAATCAGCATAGCCAGCATAACCAACTTTCATAGGTAATACATTATCACCATTCTTGTAGTTTGTTTGGAAATATGTACCGTCCCATTGAGAATTCTGATACCACGAACCTTGATGCGAAGTTGCGTAAACGTAATTTGCATATGTAGCAGTTCCACCATTAGCAGGTCTTGCATTACTTAATCTACTATCATTACCTGCACAAGCAGTATCAGCAGTAGTACCTAAAGGTCTCCAAGTATTAGTATCTGTAAACTTCGCTCCACTTGGAACATCTGCATTCACAGTATGATTGTTTACCTTTGAAGCATTGCCTGCTGAATTAGCATAACTAACTGTTCCTCCGTCTGTTGCTACGACAACAGATGTGTATGCTTGAGAATGTAGAGTTGTCGCAGCTGTGCTTGTCGAAGCATAAGATTCAGTAGAAGTTTTTTTGTCACTTGTTGTTGTGTTATCTGCTTCTGTTGAATCAATTAAAGTCCAAGTTCTAGCTATGCCTCCTCTTGCTCCTGACGCAAGGTTTCTAATTACAGTTCCAGCCCATGCCCCAGAAGTTTTAAAGAAAGATCAGACAGGAACGACAACATATTACCCTTGTTATAAGCAGTATGTAAAAATTGATTGGAGTAAATATTTAGAGGAATAACAGAGAATAAATATCTGTGAGGTGATGAAGTGAAATATATAGAACGAAAAAATTATAACAAGGTGATAACAGTTAAACTTGTAATTCCAGGTGGTTGTAATGCGAAATGTCCGTTTTGTTACAATAAAGATAAAGATATGTCGTGTGATAAGCAACAGTTTTTAGATAATTTCATCGAATCGCTTGATGATATTATAACAAGAATAGGTGATAAAAATCCTATATCAGTTGATATAACTGGTGGCGAACCAACTTTAGATTCTGAATATTTATCAAAAGTATTTATCAAACTGAAAGAGTTCAATATTAAATCAAAGGTTCTTAGAGTAACCATGACAACAAATGGTACTCATCTAAAAGAAGTAATCCCATATATGAAAGATGTTGTTGATTATGTAAATATTTCAATTCACGATTGGCGACCATTAAGAAGAGAAGAAATACTTGGATTTTGTTTTAATGGGATTGACTACAAGGATATGATTCAGCAGCTTAACAATATTGGAATTACAGTATCAGCGTGTGCAGTTATATTTAAGAAAATTCCAAACTTTGTAAAGTGGAGAGACTTCTTTATTGATTGGGCGAAAGATGTAGGGTTTATTGCAGTAAGATTTAGATGCGATGTTTTTTGGAATGATTCTGATGTGTTTGATTCCTATTTAACAGAGTCGATGAGTGAGACTGATAAATTTGATGTTATAGATTATGAAAACACAACGGATTCTCATTGGTGTAGACTTCGCAGAAAAGATAAGATGAGAGTATTTTTCTTACATGGTGTTTTAGACACCTCAATCAAGACAAAAGGTATTGAATATGTAATAGACACTGATGGTCATTGTTATTGCGATTATTACAGAAGGACTAAAGTAGAAGATTATCAATATGAAGTTGGAAAGATTTATGATGCAGTGAGCGATTAAATAGAGAATAAATATTTGTAAACAATAATTTTATATCATAGGAGGAAATAAATATGATGAACAATTTTTTAAATGGTATGTTTGGTAAGGTAGGAAGTGGAATGTGTAGACTTTCTATGAATGGTGGAATTGCAGTTAAGACAAATGGTGGTTATAAGACATATAACATCAAGACTGGCAAGCTCACAAACTGTAGTAACTTTGTATTTGATATTGGAGAGGAATTCTTCTTTATTATTCCAACTAATAAGGTAAAGGAGAAAATATGGACAAGGTAAAAGTTTTTGAAGGACTATTAAACAAGTTTGAGACAGACGAGATTAGAGATTATTGTGCTGATATGATTAAGAAAATTCCAGATTATATCTTCACAATTCCAAGTAGTACATCTTTTAAGTATCATAATAAAACACAGTGTCAGCCGCATGGTCAGATTTTTCATATTTTAATGTTTGCAGAAGTAATGAATTATGTTCTTGGATTAGAGTATATAAAAGAAAAGACAAATGAGCGACAGCGAGATTGTTTACGCTGCACACCAATTTTTCATGATGCAATTAAATGTGGGCTAAATGGTTCTCAATATACGGTACACGAACATCCGATGCTTGCAGGTGAGTGGGTGAGAAATACATCTGTTGAACATGATGTAGACGCTGATACAAAAGCATATATTGCAAGATTATGTGAGAGTCATTCGGGTGAATGGACTTCTACAAAGAGAAGTAAGACGGTATTACCAAAGCCTGAAAATGACGAGCAGTTCTTTGTACATATGTGTGATTATTTAGCAAGTAGGTCAAATCTTGATATGACATATTCTGATGATGTAGTTTCTGCATTAGGTGGTGTTGATATTCCAAAGGAAGAGTTACCAGATATTGATTCTTATGTAATTACATTCGGAAAATATTCAGGAAAGACGCTCCCACAAATCAAAGAAATTGATCCTGGTTATATTTCATGGGCAAAAGAAAATATGAGTAGAGAACCAGTAAGAAGTTTATTGGCTCAACTGTAGAGAATAATACAGTAGGAGGTAATAATCTATGAAAATTCTAACACGATTATTTACGAAAAATCTTACTAAAGTTCCTCTGTTGTGGATTACATTCAATTGGAAGCTATTCAAAGAAAATGGAGCGAAAGGTTCTTGTATGTGCAATATTCATCCTTGCTTAAAGGACGATGAGCATATCATTTCCACTATGAATGAACTGTGTGATTATATCAGAGAAAATTATGATATGGAGAAGATTATATGAGTGAGATGTCAATAGAAGAAGCAATTCGTATTCTTGATCCTGAAACTTCAGCAGATGCTATTGCAGAGATTGAATACTATGCAGGATTCAACAAAGACAAGGCAATCGAAAAGGTTAATGAGGCTTGTGAAGTAGCTTGCAAGATTATGAAAGAATATATAAGGAGTAGAACAACATGAAAATCATTAAACAAGGCGAATTAAAACCTGTCACAAAAAGAATAACATGTGAGAATTGTGGCACGATTTTTGAAGTAGAAAAGAATGAATGTAATTGCACTTCGCAAATGGGAGTTATACACGATGGACTTGGTTCTTACAACATTAAATGTCCTACATGTAAGGACACACAATATTTTAATTGGAAATAAGGAGAGGGCAAATGAATAGAGATGAATTATTGAAAAAAGAAATAATGTCAAAAAAGGATACAATAAAAAATGCATTCTTGAATCGCCTTACTTATGATAAGTGGGATAAGAAATCGCCTGTTTACGCCTATAATATTGTGTTATCTGAGTTTGAAAAAATTGATGATGTTGAACGAATTGAATTTTTATTACGTCCATTCAATATCATACCATATGTTGTTTACTTTTCAAATAAAGAAGATTTAGAAGCTTATAAATGGGTTCATGATACTATTGAAAAAGAAATAGATGATAGAATTGCAGAAGGTTTTAAGGATCATATTAGTGATTTTGTTGATTGCAAAGACTTATATTCAGGAGACTGTGAAATATTTGCAGTCAGTCATTAAAATCCAAGTAAAGACGGATTTCATGTCTGTCAAAAGAAAGGAGAACAAAAAAATGGAACTAATAAATGTATGTTTATTTGCAGAAGGATATTATAGCGGATCAACTTACGAAGATAATATTTGGATTAAGAAGTCTTCATATGAAAAATTAAAAGATATTTTTCCGACAGAAATTTGTTGTGGGGAATTAGATGGTAAATTTAGTGAAGTAATGGGTAATGTTGATATTCAAGATGATTGGCATACAGATGAAGAATACTCAAAGGCTGGCGATGCTAAACATGATGGGGATTATCTTGAATGGGAGTTAAAAGATTTATATAAGGATAATAATATTGATTGGGATTCAGAGCAGAAAGAAATCAAAGAGTATTTTGACAATCTTGATGTATGGGAGGAAGTGACAGTTAGTATCCCATCAAGCAAAAGGTCGAAACTTATGAAATTTGTTGAGACTTTGAAATAATAAAACAAGAATCAATGGATTTGTTAAGGAGGGAAATACATGAAATATAAAATTAGCAATGTATACATAAATGTAAATGGTGAAGACATTGCGGTTGGTGTTGCTCTTGGAGAAGAGGATAAACCACAGTCTCCATTTAGAACGGAATATGTTTCAAATTCAGAGTATGAAAAGGGGTTAAAAGAATTTCGATACGGTAAACAACAAATTGGAGATTGTGTTCATCATTGTATAACACAGTTTAAAAACTTTACTGCTACATGCCCAATAAAACAGAAGTGGATTGATGAATTAGAAAAAATGGGATACGACATATCAAAATTGAAATATGAAATTGTAGAGTAATTGATGGATTTGTTAAGGAGGTGACAACAATGGCATATTGTCAGAGATGTGGTGAATATTGCCAAGACCATTATACATATTGTAAGAGATGTTATTTTGAACTTGGGCAACCATTTGGGAAAGCAATAGAAAGACCTCACAAATGTAGAAAATGTGGTTGCACTATATATGGAAGATATAACTATTGTTTATCATGTGCTCAGAAAAAGGGTTTTATTAATAAATCAAATTATTAAAATAATAAAACGACTTTCTTTTGAAGATTGGAGGTAATAAATGAGAGTAGCATTAACAGGTCATAGACCTCAGAGATTAGGATTACCAGATGATGAGTTAGATATTAAATGGACAAGAATTGGTCATTGGATTTTTAATCAAATACTTGATGTGTCTGATGTTTATTGTGGTATGGCAAATGGCTCTGATATTTTAATTGGGTTAAATACTTGTATTATTAAGGAGAGATACAGAGCAGCTTCACCAGAATTAGAGAAGAATAGAAATTTAAAATTACATTGCATATTACCATGTAAAAACTACAACTCATCTAACAAATATTATAATAAGTTAAGGACTGAAGCTGATGAATGGGTTGAATTATCAGATGAATTCTATAAAGGTTGTGATAATGTGAGAGATCAATATATGGTTGATCATTGTGATGTACTTCTTGCAATTTGGGATGGAATTAAATCAGGTGGTGTGTGGTCAACAATTCGTAAAGCACAGAAAGCAGGCAAGAAGATTATTTACTGTCCAAAAGAGATTTTAAAAGGAGAATAATATAGTAACAGGAATCCATTTTTCTTTTGGACACAATATGTGGTGGTGGAATATGTAGGGTGAAATTCCTACCCACATATTATTAAACAATAGAATGACAAATTTTTTGGAAGATGAAAGGAGAATATACTAATGAAAAATATCGCAATGACAATTGCTTATGCGTCTGCATGGATTGCAACATCAATAGCAGTAATTTTTGCAATTAAATATACAGGATCTATTTGGTGTCTCTGGGCGTTATTGTTTCCTGCTTGCATTGAAGCTAGTGTTGATATTAGCACGAACGATAAAGGTGATGATAGCAAAGAAGAATAACCATTATTTCATGTGGAGAATCGAGGTGAAAAATATCATGAAAAAGGTTTTATATAGTATTGCAATGATGATTATATTTGTGTTTTCTTTAACTGGCTGTGCAAAATGCATTAGTACTGAAACATCTACAGTTCAAGTAAAAATAATAGATGAATATCATAGGGCTGCTTATACAACAATGTATTATAGTCCTGCGACTAAAACGATGATGCCACAATCGCATCCAGCAGTTTATAGCATTACTGTTGAATATAACGGTGTAGAATATGATATTTCTGATAGTAATACTTATAACAAATACTCAGACAAAATTGGAGAATATGTTGATGGAATATTAGAAACCAAAAAATATGACGATGGTACTGTTAGATACAATATTGTTGACTTAGAATAAATCAACAGGAAACTAAACTTTCATTGAGATCTGGAAAATAGGAGGAAAAAATTTGAAAGCAACAGTAACAAGTATTACAGGATTTTATGAAGCATTTGTATCTATGTTTATGAGCAAAAGAACATGGACGCCTGAATTGGATGAAAAAATTAAAACAGTGTGTAGCAAGGTTGTAGATGCTAATGGAAAATTGTATGAAAATCAAGAAATAGAAAGTTATAAGCAGTTCTGTAAATGGTTATCTATGCTTCTTCGTATGGGCAAGAGACATATTACAGTTCTTAGGTATCTTGATATTACGATTATGACAGAAGGATTACATAGAGCTGGACAAGATGACGTTGATGCACACGCAAGAAGATTTGATAATCGAATTATCAGAAATAGTACAAGGTTGGCAACATTTGATGATGGGGAAATGTCTGATTATTACAAAGACAAGGTTTTAACAGATGGACAGGCTTGCAAAATTCTTGGATTTGCGCTTCCAAACGAGATTGAGAATGATGGTAAGTTATATGTGAAATCAACAAATGGATATGTTTTAAAAGAATATGAGAATAATAAAGATGTAAAACGTGGTCTTTATATGTTGGGTATTCCAAGTAATTTTATCTCAAAAATCAATCTTTGTGAATGGGGACATGTGTTTAGAGAACGATGCGATGGCGGTGGTGCTAATCCAGAGGTAAAAGAGTGGGCAGAGCAGGTTATGAAACAAATTACAGATTTTCATAAAGAAATTACAAGAGATTATGTTTTGTCAATTCAAAACTAAATGTTCATTTCTTGGGAGACAATATTATGCAGTATATATTAAACGAAGATGAATATAACGAGTACAAAATACTTAAATATAAAAACACACCAATGAAGAAAGTTCAAGTTGGAAATTATTTAAAATGTCCTGTTTGCAGATATATAGTTGATAATAATGTTCCGACACAGAAATATTGTGATAATTGTGGACAAAGGCTAAGAGGATCAAGAGGGATTACGAGGATAAGTATATGAATAATAAAGTTATTGGACTTATATTTAGAGAGTTGGCACAAGAATATTTTAAAAAAGGAGATGATTAAAATTAGAAACCCAAATAGATTATATGGTTTTTATAATGAAGTAAAACGATTGCATATGACATACTTTCCTGATTGGAGAGCAGGACAATTTTGGATGAACTTTTTAGGTTGGGTACAGAATAAAAAGAAACGTGATCCGTTCTTCCTAGAAGAGTCAGAAATGCTTACATACTTAAAAGAATATTGTGGAGAAAAGGAGGAAGTAAATGGATAAAAACACTATTGCAACAAGAGTTGAAGAACTCAATAAAGCATCAGAAGCTTATTATAATACTGGGCAGTCTATTATGAGTGATGCTGAGTTTGATAATAAGCTTGAAGAATTAAGACAGTGGGAAGAAGAGTCTGGTATTGTATTAGCAAATAGTCCAACACATAATGTTGGTGCTATTGTCTTGGATAATATTAAGAAAGTTACTCATGAGTCACCAATGTTATCGCTTGCAAAATGTCATAGCGCAGAAGAAGTCAAGCAATTTGCAAAAGGACATACACTAGTAGGTTCTGTAAAGCTCGATGGATTAACCTGTCGTTTGATTTTTAAAGATGGTGAGCTTATAAGGGCTGAATCACGAGGCAATGGTACTATAGGAAATATTATAACAGATCATGTAAAGCAGTTCCTTAATGTTCCTTTACATATTAATAAGGAAGGAACTTATATTATTGATGGTGAAGCACTTATTAAAACAGATGATTTTGAGGAGTTAAATAAGAATGATGAGTATAAAACTCCACGTAATCTTGCGTCAGGTACACTTGGCGGTCTTGATACATCTGTTGTAAAAAATCGTAAGCTGAGATGGTACGCATGGGAAGTTGTTGAAGGTTCTAAGCACCCAGAATCATTTGCAAGCTCTCTTATGGAAGCTAACGATTTGGGATTTGAAACTGTTCCATTTGCTAATCTTAAATGGGCTGAGTTAAATATCCAAGAAGCAATTGACTTTTTCTTAGATGAAGCAAAGAAAGAAAATCTTCCTCAAGATGGTGTTGTATTTAAGTATGAAGATGTTAAGTATGGTAAATCGCTTGGTAGTACAAGCCATCATTTCAACAATGGTATAGCTTTTAAAGTGTTCAATGAATCGGTAGAGTCAGAACTTATTAATATAGAGTATACAATGGGGAGGACAGGCATATTAACACCAACAGCAGTGTTCAAACCAGTCGAAATTGAAGATACAATTGTTGAAAGAGCGTCACTTCATAATATATCTGTTATGAAAGAAATTATGGGTAAACCGTGGGTGGGTCAGCATGTTGGAGTAATAAAAAGTAATCTCATAATACCTCAGATAAGATGGGCAGAGCAAGATGACGAGTATACAAAAATTTATATTGATATACCTCATATGTGTCCTATATGTGGTCAGCCTACTAAGATAGTAAAAGATAATAACTCAGAAGTACTTGTATGTACCAATGATAATTGTAAGGGCAAACTTCTTGGTAAGCTCAGCCATGCGGTGTCGAGAGATGCGCTCAATATTGATGGATTATCTGAAGCAACCATTGAAAAATTCATCAATCTTGGTTGGTTGAATTCCATTAAGGATATTTATTACTTGTCAGTCCACGAAAATGAAATGAAAGCTTTGGAAGGCTTTGGTAAAAGATCTGTTGAAAAACTTCTTAATTCCATTGAGAAATCTCGTAAGACAAGCCTTGAGCGTTTTCTTTATAGTCTTTCGATTCCGTTACTTGGCAAATCAGCAAGTATGATGATTGCAGATTCTGTTGATTATGATTTTGATACATTTATTAGCGAAATGACAATTAAGGGTGCTGAGTATTTTAGATATTTACCTGGCATTGGAGATACATTAATAAGCTCACTTAATGCTTATTGGAAAAATCATTATTCAGAAATACTTCAGTTAGCAAACGAGTTTACGTTTGAGACACAGAAATCCATTATGTCAGAAACCACAAATGAATTAGAGAATAAAACTTTTGTTATTACAGGAAGCGTAAATCATTATCAGAATCGTGATGCTCTCAAAGCTGATATTGAAGCTCATGGTGGCAAAGTCGTAGGAAGTATATCTTCTAAAGTAAATTATCTTATTAACAACGATATAAATTCGACAAGTTCTAAAAATAAGAAAGCAAAATCTTTAAATATCCCAATCATTTCAGAGGATGAATTTTTATCAATGCTTAACAACTAAAAAGAGAATATATCAGTGTACCAATCAATAAAATGAAAGGAAAACTATATATGAAAAGGAAGAAACTAGCAACTATGTTAGTGGTCGCTTTTGCAATATCCGCAACCTCTGTCGCCCCTGTTATGGGGGCTGAGAATGAAGACATTAGTAAATACGACTGCGACTATAAACCTTGGTTGGAGATGAATGCAGGTGTGAGTGATACACTTGCATCTGCATGGGCATCTGAAACCACATTTGAACCCTATTGGACTACAACTGCTGTTAATGTAAGAACCAAACCGAATACTGATTCAGAGATTGTAACCACGTTGCTCTGGAATCAGCAAGTAAGTGTAACTTCATTTGATAACGAATGGGACTTAATATATTGGAATGATAATATCTATTACATTAACAAGGACTATCTTCAAGATCATGAAGCTGAGTTTGAAATGTTTGAAGTGCCATATGCGGCACATAAAACATGGATGCCTTATACAGCTATTACAAACAGAAAAAGTCCTCAATACATACTTCAACACACATCTGCTTATACTGGTAAGTATGGTATTCGCATGGTAGGAGATAGATATTGTGTGGCTCTTGGTTCGTATTTTGGGTGTGAGATTGGCGATGAGTTTGATTTAGTATTAGCGAATGGTACTGTAATTCCTTGTATTATGTCTGACGAAAAGGCTGATATACATACTGATTCAAGTAACATAATCACTAAAGAAACTGATTGCTTGAGCGAGTTTGTTGTAGACAAGTCTGCATTAGATATAAATGCTAAAAGAGCAGGTGATATATCAAGTGTATGTCAAGAATGGGACAGCCCAGTAACACAAATAAGGGTATATAAATAAGGAGAAAAAAATGAGTTCAGAAGAATTTATGAGAAAGGAATTTACTTTGAACATGGACAGCTTAACCGATTTGGAAGAGTTCGTCCGCTTATTAATAAGTAAAATTTCTGCTGATGTAGATGGCTGTTACGAGCATCAGATAGTAGATGCCAAGTCATTTATGGGTATGGTTAGCATATCAACACATCCTGTTACTGTAAGAATTAACAGTGATGATGAGAAGGAGGTTGAACTGTTCAATGCAATTTGCGCACGATATTCCTATTCCAGATAGTATGGATACTTATTTAGGAATTGATGTTGACTTAGTAACATTAGAAGATTGCGAAGACCTTCACAGATTTAAAAATAAGAACGTTATTATAAATGACGGTCACATAGTTAATTGGGTGGTTGAGTCATGAGTTTATTAGTTTTAATGGGTAAATCGTGTTCTGGCAAAGACACTATCGCAAATGAATTAGTAAACAAACATGGTTATGAGAATCTTGTATCTTATACGACTCGCCCAATGAGAGATGGTGAAGTCCAAGACCAAACATATCATTTTATATCAGAGGATGAATTTATCAGCAAAATAAATGATGGATTTTTCCTTGAATATAGAAAATATCTTTCTGAAAATGGCTTATGGTACTACGGCACAGCAAAAGAAGATTATGAAAAAGATTCTAAAATGGTATTAATTCTAACACCTGATGGTGTAAATACTCTTATTTCTAAGGGTATAAATCCCAAAGTTATATACATATATGCTAATCAAATTACAATTAAAAATAGGTTATTAAAACGTGGTGATAATAAAGAAGAAGCTGAAAGAAGAATGAAAGCTGATAATGTAGATTTTCGTGGAGTTGAAATGTTGGCAAATCGAATTATCTATAACAATGAAGGAAAAGAGCTTTCAGAAGTCGTAAATGAAGTATTGAAATGGGGTGATTAAGATAAATTATAGTGGTTTACGTCCCATCACTTATAGTGGTGGGATAACTACCACTCGTCAATTAATGAGGGAGCTAAAAGACATGGAAGATAATTTTATTACTGTTATCGTTGGAGACAGAGAATATATAATTGACAGAATTAAAAGTGTGAGAACTTATGCAAATATGGATGACAGTTGCACACATAAAGCTCTTATATGCAATGAAATGAGTGGTAAAAATATAATAAGGTAACAGTGAATATACAGCTTTTATACTGGATAAACGAATGGAGAAAAGAAAGGAGAATAAATATAAATGAAAGTAACTTTATACACAACGCATTGTCCTAAATGTATGGTACTTGAGAAGAAATTAACTGCTAAAAACATCGAGTATTCGACAGTTGAAGATGTGGATCTAATGATTTCTAAAGGATTTGATACGATGCCAATGCTTGAAATTGATGGTAAAGTAATGGATTTTAAAGCAGCAAACACATGGATAAATGAACAATAGGAGGTAACATATTGAATATTAATATCAAATTAAACAAAAATTTTACAACACAGTACAACAAATTACAAGAGGAGTTTGGAACAGATATAGCTGAGATTAATGGCTTTGATGACGAACAATTAAGCTATACAAACTTCATTGATAACTTTGTAGATCAGAGTACAGTGGCAGATGCAAGTATTGATGGAAATAGTAATGTATCTCACAAAGATATTGTTACTCTTGAGAAAGAAATGCCAAAACCACATGAGAAGTTACTTGCATTTAATAAAATATATTACGAGATCCAGAAGAAATATGGTTTCCAGACAGCAAATGAATGGTTAAGAGCTGAGTGGGTAGGACAGTTATATATGCATGATGCTAATACTACATCATTCAAACATTATTGTTTTGCCTACGATTTAAAGGATTTAGCTGAAAAGGGTTTATTCTTTATTAAAGAGCGTAATGCTAAACCTCCAAAACATTTAATCACATTTGTTGATTTTGTAAAAGAGTACATTAGCTTTGCATGTAATCGTAGTTCAGGTGCAGTAGGTTTACCAAATATTATTCCTTATATGTTCTATTTTTGGAAGAAGGACGTTGATAGTCATTATTTAGGAATTAATGAAGACAATGCAAAAGATTATGCTAAACAGAATTTTCAGAGATTCATCTATGCAGTTAATCAGCCATTCCTTAGAGATAGTTCACAGTCAGCATTCACCAATACATCTGTATTTGACCATCCTTATTTTGAGGCATTATTTGGTGGCGCAGAGTTTCCTGATGGTACTTTTATGATTGATTACGAGGAAGAAATTATTGAGTTCCAGAAATGGTATATGGAAGAGATGGCTGCAATTAGACACGAAAATATGTTTACTTTCCCTGTTTCTACAATCAGTTTGCTTCGTCAGAATGGCAAATTTGTAGATGAGGATTTTGCTACATGGGCTATTGCTCACAATATGGAGTGGTCTGATAGCAATATATTCTGTGATTCTTCTGTCAATTCTTTAAGTAATTGTTGCAGATTAAAGAGTAATATTGAAGATTTGGGTTACTTTAATTCAGTCGGTGGAACAGCATTAAAAGTAGGTTCAATTAAAGTTTCTACTGTAAATTTAGCAAGAATAGCATTAGATACAAATTCAGAGGAAGAGTATCTTGATGAACTTGTTAAGCGTGTAACTATTAATCTTAAAGCACTTGATTGTGTAAGATATATCATTAAACGTAATGTAGAAAAGGGCTTACTTCCTAATTTTACATTTGGTCTTGTTGACTTCCCTTATCTTTACAATACAATCGGATTCATTGGAATATATGAGACAATGAAGAAGTTTGGATATACAAAAGTAGATGAACTTGGAGATACATATTACACAGATAAAGCTTCAAACTTTGGTAAAAAAATCTTTGAGACTATGAGAAAAACTGCTGATAACTTTATCAAAGAGTACCATTGTGACTATCAGATTAATACAGAGCAGATACCAGGTGAGACAGCAGCAGCTAAGTTAATGAAGAAAGATAAATTCTTTTATCCTAATGCAAATATTTATGATTTACCCCTTTACGGTAATCAGTTTATTCCACTTGGAATTAAAACAACAGGTCAGGAACGTGTAAGAATTGCTTCTGAGTTTGACGGTTATTGTTCAGGAGGTTCAATTCTTCATTACAATATTGATGCTCCATTTGACTCATTTGAAAAAGCTTGGAAGATGACAAATTACATTGCTGATCAAGGAGTAACTTATTTCGCATTTAATACAAAGATACAAGCATGTAAAAATAATCATGCATTTTATGGTACAAAATGTCCTGTATGTGGAAACCCAGTAGATACTGAATTTACCCGAATTGTGGGCTTCTATACACCAGTTAAAACATATTCAAGAGAGCGTAAAGCTGAGTTTGAAATGAGAAAATGGAGAGACATTAACGCTGAAGCAGAGGTATTCTAATGAAAATAAAAGGTCTTATATCTGAAGATCTTGTGAACTATAAAAAGCCTTCGATGACAATTATTTTCCCTTACTGCACTTTTAAGTGTGGTGAGGGATATTGTCAAAATAGTGAATTGGCAAAAGCACCCATTATTGAAATGAACATTAATAATCTTGTAGATAGATATATTAATAACCCAATAACTGAAGCTGTAGTTATGCAAGGTCTTGAACCATTTGACTCATGGAATGATTTAAAATCATTTATCCATGAATTAAGAGAATATTGTAATGATGATATAGTTATTTACACAGGGTATAACAAGAATGAAATTATAGAAAAGATAAATGAATTATCTAAATATACAAATATTATTGTGAAGTTTGGAAGATATATTCCTAATCAAGAGAAACATTTTGATGATTTATTAGGAGTATATTTAGCAAGTAATAATCAATATGCGGAGAAAGTTAGTAATGATTAAAGTAAATAAAAATAAGAAATTAGTAGCGGAAATTAGACAAAGAATAAAAGATAATAATGGTTATTGTCCATGTAGATTACTCAAAAATGAGGACACAAAATGTATGTGTAAAGAGTTTCGTGAACAAGAAGAAGGTGAGTGTCACTGCGGTTTATATGTGAAAATTAAGGAGGATTAATTATGATAGCAGTAGGCGTAATAAGTTTTATAATCGGTGGACTTGTTGGAACATCAATTATGGCATTATGTGTAGCTACACATAATGAAGAGGACAGGAGAGAGCGAAATGCAGACAACTCTAAGTCTTAATGATTTCATCAATAAAGCATCAGAAGAAAGATAGGAGAGAAAATAACATGGAGAAGATAAAAATCAAATACTTTGATAAGAACATTGATAAAATTAAGAAAATCAATAAGGGCGACTGGGTTGATCTCAGAAGTGCCGAAACTATACATCTAAAGAAAGGTGAGTTCCATCTAATTCCACTTGGAGTTGGAATGAAACTACCAGACGGATATGAAGCCAATATTGTACCACGTAGCAGTACATATAAAAACTTTAAAATCTTACAGACAAATTGTTTTGCAGTAATTGATAATTCATATTCAGGAGACTCAGATGAATGGAAACTTCCTGTAATTGCTATGGAAGACACAGTAATCAACAAGAATGATAGAATCTGTCAGTTTAGAATTAATAAGATTCAGCCAGAGATTGAGTTTGAGGAAGTAGAGCATTTAGACGAAGTATCTCGTGGTTCATTTGGTTCAACTGGAAAGGCGTGATATGGAGAATAAAATTCTATCTCAGCAAGACCTATATGATGTTTTGCCATTTGGAAAAACAAAAGTATTACAGCTAATCAAATCAGGTGAACTTCCATTAGTAAAAGTTGGTAAAGATTACATTACAACATTTAATTTATTGGAAGAATGGATAAAAAATCATATAGGCGAAGAAATCTATTATTGATTGATTATTAATAAAGGCAGGAGTATAATATAATTATACAAATGCCTTTATATTGTTATAGGAGGTGGAATATGAACAATATAATGGCGACTGTTAATAACATGACAATTTGTACTCGGACTGATGGTCGTTATATGGGAAGAATTACTGTTAATTCTCACAGAAAAAGTTTTTATGGTAAGACCAAAACAGAAGTAAAAAACAAAGCTAAAGATTATCTTATAAAAATAAAAGAAGGATATGTTGAGCCAGAGAACATTCTTTTAAAAGATTATATGGAAGAATGGCTAATGAAATATAAATATGGCAAGATCGAACCTTCTTCATTTACAAGATTATATAGAGTATATGATTGTCAAATAAAAGATAGTGTTTTAGGACAACAAAAACTTGGTTGTATTACAACAGAAATGATTCAGGATATGATTGATAAACATGCGTGTCCAACAGATGATAAAATTAAACCATTAGCCCGTTCAGGATTAAAAAAATTGGTACAGATTATAAGACCATGCATGAACAAGGCTGTCAAAGATGGAATTATTCAAAACAACCCTGCAAATGATGTTATCATTCCTTCAGATAGTTATATAAAAACTTCAACAAGAAAACAATTATGCTTATCTGATGAACAGATTGAAGAATTTAAAAACGCAGCTTTGGCAAGATATAAAAATGGGGAATACAAAAGCAGAGATGCTTTGGTTTTAATGATAATTCTAAATCTTGGATTACGTGCAGGTGAAGCTTTGGCATTAGAATGGAATAACATTGATTATGAAAACAAATTAATGTATATCAATAATACGGTTCAAAGTAATATCTATGACGTTAAAACTAAGAAATTATACAATCGAGTTAAAGAATCTCCTAAAACAAAATCTGGAATAAGAGTGTTAAAATTAAATGACACCACTATTTTGTATCTTAAAGAGCTACAAGCATATGACAAGCGTAAAAATATTATTTCTAACTATGTGTCAAGTACAAGTGTAGGTACTAGAAACACTTACAGAAATTTAGAGAGAAGTCTTAAAAGAGTTATTAATGGAACGAATCTACCACAAAACATGTCTCTTCATACACTAAGACATACATTTGGATCTGTTCTCATCAGACGAGGCATCTCAGTTGAGGTAGTAAGTAAATTGATGGGACATGCGAATATTATGATAACTTACAATAAGTATATTCACGTTTTGAAAGAACAAGAAGCTCTTGCAATGGATATGATAGCAATATCGTAAAAAGTGGTGTCAAATTGGTGTCAAACAATTATCGCATGGCTGAAAGCCAGTGTTTTCAAGGGGTACAAGACTTATATAAGGGTTCGACTCCCGTCTAGTCCACTAAAAGGCGGTTTGTGATAAAACCGCCTTTTTTCTTGCCCGATTTCCTACAGCAGAAAGTGCGGTTAATAAATCATTTAAGGAGTCAGTAAAACTGTTATTTCAGGTTGTCGAAAACATCGTAAAAACGCGGAATGTATCGTATTTGAAAAATTAATTTAAAAAAAATGTAAAAAAGTGTTGACAAGTATGGAATAGGGTGATATTATATCGAAGTCGCTTCGGTGAGGCAACAAAAACGAAACGGCAAAACAGCATATCGGGGTGTGGCTCAGCTTGGCTAGAGCGCCTGGTTTGGGACCAGGAGGTCGCAGGTTCGAATCCTGTCACCCCGACTTGTGAATAATTAAATATGCGGGTGTAGTTCAATGGTAGAACACCAGCCTTCCAAGCTGGATACGTGGGTTCGATTCCCATCACCCGCTCTCGTGCAGGGGTATCGAAGTGGTCATAACGAGGCGGTCTTGAAAACCGTTTGTCCGCAAGGGCGCGTGGGTTCGAATCCCACCCCCTGCGCTTCATATAGGGCTATCGCCAAATGGTAAGGCAACGGACTCTGACTCCGTCATTTCAAGGTTCGAATCCTTGTAGCCCTGCTTGATAAAAAACTTAAAAAAGTTGTTGACAAACACTTGAAAGTTTGATATCATATAATTCGCTGTCACAAGGCAATGAACTAAAGAACATTGATAACTGAACAGTGAGAAACCTTGAAAGATTTTGAGAATCAATCAGAACGCTTCAATGAAAATTGAAGACCTTTAAAACAGTAAATTCAGATTCTATCTGAATGAACGAATTAGCCAAGTTTAACTTGACTGAGATCAACTTTTTAACATGAGAGTTTGATCCTGGCTCAGGATG